TTGAGGGCTTCTTCTGCCATATCGGTTAGGCACATTTCGCAGTGTTCATATCCGTATTGTCCATGCTTACATTTTTCAATTTTGTGAGTTTCTCTACCATCAATAATTTTATTTAGCCCCTCAACTGCTACGCTTAGCTGGGCTTGTAGTGATTCAATATCTTTTCGCAGATTAATTACATCCTGATTCCATAAGCGCATAGTTGCTTCATTATTATCAATTAATCTTATTGCTTGTTCTTCTAGTTCATCAATCCGCTGCTGTTGGTGTTGCCATGCTGCACAATATGAATTCAACAATTCATACCAATGATTACTTAGCCTTTCACATTCAATATCTTGGTTATTAAACCAATTCTGAAATTCAGTATTTTCATTCAGTTCGCTCGTTGTAGGATGCACTGATATGGTTGTCATAATTAATCCTTAATAATCCATAGTTCCAAAAGTTGAACCTATCCTGGGCTCACTTCTGTATATTTTCTTTTCAGGCTTGCCATATACTTCTCTTAGCTTTTCAATATCTTCAACCATATATCTGCGTACATAAGGAGGCAAATCTTCCGGCTTAACTAACACGGGTTTAAAGTTTTGCCTTTTTGTGATACGTTCCAGCATATCAGCATAAGTGCTTTCTTTATTGATACATATCCAGTAATCAGCAGTTCTTAATCCTGTTTTCTTCAATTCAATTAATTCATATTTTTTTAAAGCTGTTATGCAATTACGGCAATGTTGCGATGATAACTCACAGTTATTATCTTGCTTGTAGCGTAGCAAAACATCGTTAAACTTAATGCCGCCAGTTTCTTTGATTAAATTTAAAATGTATTCTTTGTTTTCTAGTGATGTAAGCATACGCACCTCAAAAACAAATAGTCTGGCAATTATTACCAGTGCAACATGTTTGGCAGATTGTTAGCTTACCGTCAATCCAAAATTGATTAGTAGAGCATGTAGCGTAAGCTGTTATTGATACTGTAAGCAAAGTTACAGCTATGATGATTTGTTTCATTTTACTTCTCTCCAAAAGTTGTTGTATTACTAATATAGCATCATTAAATATTTATGCAAGCATTATTTATTCTCTCACCAATCCATCTCATAACAGGAACAGCCATTGAGTTTCCAAGTGCTTTATATCTAGCGGTATCAGGTGCGTTTGGTATGTTTGTGTAGTTATCAGGAAAACCTTGCAACCTTTCGCATTCCATTGGCGTTAAACGTCTAACACGGTTATTTTCAAATAATCCAGCATTTTGACTTTTTGTTAATGTGTTTGATAAATTATTTTCAAACTTCATTTCATCTGGTCTTGCATTTATATTAAAAGCAACTAAATCACTAGCAGCTTTATAATCACGCGCACTCATTATACTTGCAATATTTGATGTTCCATAAGCACTTGATGACTGTCTATCAAATGTAGTTACACAAAAATCTAACTCGTTTGCGTTTCCTGCTGGTCTATTAAGTCCGCCACCGTTTGAAGTGAGCGTTCCAGCAAGCTCGGTAACTTCTTGCCTCTTTTCTCTGCGCGGCGTAATATCCCTGCACAGGCTTTCTGACTCAAATAATACTTTTGCGGCACTTCGCCAATCTCCAATACATCCGACAACGAACACACGTCTGCGTCTTTGTGGCACTCCGAAATATTGAGCGTCAAGAACCCTGTAGGCGAACCCATACCCGAGTTTAGCCATCCCTTGAAGTAAGGCTGAGAAGTCATATCCTCTGTTACTAGAGAGTACTCCTGGTACGTTCTCCCATAAAATCCATTTGGGTTTAAAGTAATCAGCCATTGCGAGATAGGTAAGCATGAGGTTTCCACGAGGGTCATCCAAACCTTTTCTGAGTCCTGCAATGGAAAAAGATTGGCAAGGTGTTCCTCCGACCAAAAGTTCAACTGTGTCATTTATATTCCACTCCTTAAATTTTTTCATATCACCATAATTAGTTACATTTGGATAATGATGCGCTAAAACCTTACTAGGGAATTTCTCAATTTCAGAAAATCCAACAGGATTCCACCCCATATTATGCCAAGCAACTGTAGCAGCTTCAATTCCACTACATACTGACAGATAATTCATTTCTCTCTCCAATATTGTTTTTATCAATGCAATACTTTTTATGCAATTCTATTAATTTATTTCCAGGCGTGTAAGGAATATCATGTTTACTTATACCATTAGCCAGTTTTTGCAATGATTTTGGGTTATATCCAACTTCCCTTGCAATAGCGGCTATATGTGCGTAATCCCGTTTTAAATCCCATAATATTCTTTGCCAGTTAACCATTTTCTATCTCGCTTTTAAGCATTAATTTAATACTTTTCATTTTTTCATGAGCAATTTTTCTTTCTTCATCCGTCATTTTATTTACAGTTAATAATTGTATGTTTTCTATTGCATCAATAACTTTTGTATCGTATTTTACTGGCAATAAATTTTCAGCATGATCGTTTGCAATTCTTCCCAATAATACAGCTTCTTTTAATGCAACCTCTCTACATTCTGCATCGTGGCCTAAAGAGGCAAACCATTTAGGATTAATTCCTGCTAATTTATTTCTAGTTACTATCCTAATGTATGCCTCTTTAAATGCCATTCTAGCTGCAATTTTATCACCTTCATTAATTAATGGCTGTGCAACACCCATCGCCTCTGCCATCTCATCTGTAATTACTGCGCTTGACTGTTCATTATGTGGATATAACGCCCAAGCCTCATCTGCCCCAAGTCTTTGATCTGACGTTAATGATTCAATAATCCCAATAATATCTGCTGGTTTAGGTGCAAATCTACCATTTTTTGAGTCTTGAATATGCCTAGAGAACGCTTCCTTTACTACTGTAAAATCATTGTTTGAAAGTGCTGACCACCATATTCTTAATACATTAACATTACATTCTGCTGAATAAATACTCATAGTAGATTCCAGCATTAATTTAAAATCATCAGCATCTTGCTTAATCATAATAAACATCCTTTTCAACAAAATTATCATCAAAATCTTTTAAAAACTCCTCACCAGCTTTACGATTATTTTCTTGTATTTGCTGAAATTTAGTTTTTGATTGATAGTTTATTTTTTGATTTCTTACCCAATTTCTCCAAGTTGCTTCCCAATCTGCTTTTTTAGATTTAGCCTGATTTGAATTAGATAGCCAATGGTCTTTAAAAATATCTGCGATTTTTCTAATATCATCAGCATTAAATTCAGGCCTTTCTAATAAAGCCCATTCACCCCACGCTTTTGGTAATACCCAATTTTTATCTAAAGCCTTTCCAGTTTGCTTGGGCGCATTTTTTTTTGCGCCAATATCAGGAATCAGTGAATCAGTATTAATGGAATCAGGAATCAGTGAATCAGGAATCAGTGAATCAGGAATCAGTGAATCAGGAATCAGTAAGAGGGAATCAGCAGGAGTGTAACCGTTATTTAACGTATCTTTAACGGTTAAATCACAGCTATATGATTCTATTGAAAATTCTTTAAGATCTGATTCTTTTTCAGTATGGTGAGGATTTTGATGTTTTTCAAAATTTATAATCTGAATTGTATTAATCCCATCGCCTTTATATCTTTGGATGAACCCTAACCGTGATAACTCAGTTAAATAACCGTTAATGTCTATTCCTTCACGGTATGGGAACGTTTCAGCTTTTATTCTTAATGGTCTATCTTCAAGCCTGCCTCTTTTATCAGCTAAACACCATAAACTAATAAATAAAATTGTTAGTAATGGGTCGGCAACTCCTAACAATTCATTTTTAAATAATGAAGGCTTAATATTTCTTGATCTAGCCATCTGTTTTCTCCATAAAAAAAGGGCTGCTAAATAGGTGGGACAAGCACCTAAATAACAACCCTTGATACCAATGGCATCATTAATTACGACTTCTTGTCCAAGCCATTAATCATGCCACTAGTAATAAGATACTACATATTTCTAATTAGTTCAATAGCTTCATCAATGTTATTAATCACAACTATTTTACCAATCCAGTTAGCATGAAATTTTAATTCATCTGGCGTTAATCTGCGCTTACTAGGTGGCAAGCTGCCATCCTTTATTTCTACCAGCACATTGTTACCGCGAAATCCAATAACGCAATCTGGGAAACCAGAACCTAGACTAGCTGTATCTGCGACACTTGCACCTAAATCTCTAAACGCCTGGATAATCTCTTTATGGTTACTGTCTTTTCTGGCAAATTTTCTCATGATAAGTTTTCCTTATGGATAATGTGTTTTATATAAGCAGAAAGTATTATGTAATTCTTTAATTCGTGTATAGTTATATTCATGTAGCAAACAAAACGGAGATGAAAATGTTAAATAAAAATGATGCAAACTGGTTAGCTGATTACAAAAAAAACCTTGAACTTGAAACGGTTGAAATTGACGGGGTAAAACTTGATGTGTATTTTAAGTATAGCGAGCCATTCGGTTTTGAGGTTGAGTTTATTGAAGATATTACAGGAACGCAAGATTTGATGCCATTTTTTAGTGAGCATTATTTAACGCGAATTGAAGCGGCGCTTGAAAATATTTATAGAAAGAATGGGTGGCTGTAATGGAAAAATATTGTATAAATTGCAAATGGTGTAAAAAAGAGTTTACAGATAAACCTATTTATTATGAGTGTGTAAGCCCAAAAAATTCTGATGGTGTTGATTTAATTACAGGAAAAAATAGAGTTATTTTTATATTCTGTGAGACTCATAGAACATCAGAATATAACGGATGTACTAAAAAAGGTTTATTTTACGAGGATAAATAAAATGGATAATTTAATTTTAATTTTAATCGGCTTATGGATATTTTGTTTAATTGCGGTAATTGGTGAGATTATATGGGGAGAGTAGAAGTGAAACATAAATGGCATAAAGAAATAAAAGCATGGGCTGATGGTGCAGAGATTCAACATAAATATTGTGATAAAGATTGGATTGATGTTAAAACTCCAGCTTGGAGTCAAGATTTACAATTTCGCATTAAACCGCAACCGAAAGAGCCACAATACTTATATGTATGGGATAGTGACGGAAACAAATTTTTTTCTAAAAATAAATATGGAACAATTATTCCTTCAAATAATCCAGCTAGTGTTTCTTATTTAGGTAAAATTAAACTGGAGCAAGAAGAATGAAACGTCTTACTGACGAGCAAATATTACAGCTATTTAATGGCTTCGTGTATCAAGATCAAATCATTAAAATAGTGCGCTTAGTAGAACTTTATTATGGAATCGGAGAGAAAAAGTGAGTGTAAAAGAATTTTATGAAAAAGTAGATGTATATGAGAGTGTTGCATATTATTTACGAGGCGTTATCTATTTGCCACATTACACAATTAGAAATAGATATGTATCGCCAGGCTACGGTTTTCATAATGAAAAGCTATATACCGAAAAGGAATTAAAAGTAGCTGGAGCAGAAAAACAAATTCTAATGTTATGGAATAGGAGCTGGTAAAATGTGTGAACAACAGTTTCAAAAAGAAGTGATGGATGAACTCAAGATGCTTGATGATATTCCATCTGATATTACAAACGATGAATTACAAGAGGTATGCGTTTACTGTGGCAATCCAAAAATTAATAACTGGACTCCATGCTGTGGGGAATTACATTTTTGTTGGACTAGGGACTAGGAGAGTGAAATGAGTAAGTATGAAGAATTGCGCAAAGTAGATGTATCAAAGCACATTGAAAAGAAAAATGGATTAAGCTATTTATCATGGGCATGGGCGGTAGATGTTTTATTGCAGCATGATCCATTAGCAACATGGTCATATAATGAGCCAGTTAAATTTGGTGAAACTGTAATGGTGTTCTGTACAGTAAATGCTTTCGGTAAAACAATGACAGCACAATTACCTGTGATGGATTATCGCAATAAAGCAATCCCTAATCCTGACGCATTTTCAGTTAATACAGCTATGCAGCGTTGTCTAGCTAAAGCTATCGCATTACATGGTTTAGGCTTATATATTTATGCTGGTGAAGATTTGCCAGAAGAAGATAAAGACTCAAAGTTTAATCAGGTAAAGTTGCCAGTTAGTCCGTATGATGAGCTTGATGAAGAGTCGCAACAGTTTATCCGTGATTTAGCTATTGAACTTATTTCCGATGTTGCTGATAGTAAAGTTGAAGATGCTTATAACAAATCTGTTAATTTGCTTAATAGCGAAAAACAATATCTATGGACATTGCTTGATAGCAAAACACGTAGCGCATTAAAAAAACAAGCGGAGGCTAACAAAAATGGGCAGACCAATTAACAAAACATTTCAGCGCAAACAGCAAAGGAAGCATGATGAAAAAACTAAAAATAAAACTTGCTAGATTATTTCATAGTGAATCGCAAGCAAGATGCAAGGCAAGATTGAAGCGCAACATTAAAGAGCTGTATAAAGCTGGTACAATATACAATGTGTTGCGTGATGGTGAGTTTGGCTATTATAGGAATTATTAATATGAAAATTGATTTTATGCGGTTAATATTAAATATAAAAGAAAAAGGATTAACTTATAAGGAAATATCAAAAAGAACTGCTGATTACTGGATATGTATCAATAAAGAAAGCACTTATGCTGATATGCTGGAACGTATCACAAAAAGGCAAAACTTTAAACCCGTGTTAGTTAAGCCGGAAGA